CCCTTCGAGGATGACTCACAGTGACCTTCGCGACTGGTTCCCCACTGGTTCCCCACTGGTTCCTTTTCAGGGGTCAGGAGGGCACTGGTTCCCGGTTCCCCTCCCTACGGGAACCGGAACCAGTGACCACCGGTTCCCGGGCATCGGTCAAACGCGGGAACCACACGATCCATCACACCACCCAGGAAGGACCCAACCATGCGCATCCTCGCCATTGACCCAGGAAACGAAGAATCCGGTTACGCCATTATCGACAGATCAACATACAAGCCTCTACTCATCGGAAAAGCCAACAACGACAACTTCCGGACGGCAATCATTAACGGCGCATTCCTCGTCGGCGTCAATCGGGTCTCAATCGAGATGATCAAATCCTACGGGATGCCAGTCGGTGCAACAGTCTTCGAAACATGCGTGTGGATCGGCCGATTCCTCGAACTACTTAAGCCGCTCGGCGCGAAGGTGGATCTGGTCTACCGCGGCGACGTCAAACAGCACCACTGCCACAACTCGGGAGCCAAGGACTCGAACGTGATCGTGGCATTGACGGACCGCTTCGCCTCCGGCGTGAGGAACCGAGGCAAGGGCACCATCGACGCTCCCGGCTGGTTCTACGGCTTCAAAGCCGACATCTGGCAGGCCTACGCACTCGCCGTCTACACCGCAGACACGGACGTCCGGTCTGGGTCTTACGTGCGGGAGGTGGCGTCATGAGCGATCTCAGCACTCTCGCCCAACATGCCCAAACCCAGGCCGACGACAGCGACCTCCCAGACGCTGAGCGTGCCCTCTGGTGGCAGATAGCCGAAGAGGTCATCGACTACCTCGGAACCGAGATCGTGGTCGGCGATGTCACGCTCGAGCATCACCTGTTTGAGGACCCGTCGTGAGGCGTCTGTTGTGGTTGCTCGCGGACTACACCGCTCGCGCCATCATCCGAGCCTTGGACGCGCTCGGGCAGCCGCGCGATGAGCGGGGCGAATGATGGCCGACAGTGGGCTTCACACGCTCAGCATCCGGAACCCGTGGGCGATGGAGATCATCCTTGGCCGCAAGGACATCGAGAACCGCGGATGGAAGCCGCGACTGGCGACCCCGTTCCGGCTGAACATCCACGCGGGTAAGACGTTCGATGACCGCGCCTTCCCTTGGAGCGAGCTCACTCGCGAGCAGTGCTGCGAGGACCGCATGGGCGCGCTCGTCGGCATCTGCACCGTCGTTGCGATCCACGACGGCTACGCCTGCCATGGCGCCTGCTCGCCATGGGCTAACTGGTCGGCCCGCTGGCATTGGGAGTTGAGCAACGCGCACGCGATCGACCCGATCCCGATGCGCGGACGGCTCGGGTTGTGGGAAGTCCCCGTCGACACGTGGGGGCTTGACTGATGCGCCACGACGCGAGCTGCGAGCGCAACGACGTTGTGCCGAGCATCTACAGCTCAGGGTGCAAATGCGCTTCACGGGCCTACGCGGCCGACCCGCTGCCAGAACCCGACTGGACACCCATCTGGGCCATCCAGAAGACACCCGGACAGGAGGGCGGATGAGGATCACCGGCCACCACAAGCGCACTGGAGTCCCGTTCGTCAGGACGTCCTGCATGGTGCTCGGCGACAAACAGATCGACACGTTCGAAGCGATGCTCGCTGTGACCGGTCGCAAGCCGCATGAACTCGTCGCTGACATCGTCCTCGCTGCGATCCAGAAGGGGCAGGCGGACCCCAAGGTGCAGCAGGTCGAGGCGTGGCTCAAAGAGAGCCGTCGAGGCCGAGACCCGGTCGGGCTGTACCTCGTCAAGGACCGGGAGGGCGCATGACCTGCCCGTTCTGTAGCGTCGCTGCTCACCCGTCCGACGACGTCGACGCGTGCCCGGGTGACTGCAACCGCGCCTGGGTCGCCGCCGAACACGCCGGATGGTTCGAAGCCAAGCAATCCCATCCCAGGCTCAACTTCATCAACCACGGCGTGCCCATGATCCCCGCTGCACCCGTGTGGTGCCGCGACTGCCAAGAACACATCACCCAGACGATCGGCGGGTTCCCCGACCTGTGCGCCACCCTCACCCCCGGCCTGCTCAACACCGGCAGGGACGTCAACACCGGACCCCACACCACTGCGATCGTCCCGCCTACCAACTCGCCGGCGTGGGACCAGGCCGACGAGATCATCCGCTGGGCCGTCAACACCGAAGACCAGCTGCGCGCCCGCATCGGCGACCTCGGTCGCGGCCCGCGGCCGTGGCGCACCCTGTCCTCCGCAGTCTGGTATCTGACCGCGCATGCCACACCACTGCTGTGCGGCCCTGACGCCGTGTCCATCGGCATGGACGTGTTGCGAATGAACCGCCGGCTCGTCCAGGTCACCGGCTCGGACCGGTTGGTGCATCGTCTGCCAGGGAGCTGCATGGTGTGCGACCGGAAGTCGTTGCAGCGTGAGGATGGCGACGAGCTGGTCAAGTGCAAGGCGTGCGGGGCAACCTGGTATTGGGATTACCACCAGCTGCTCGCTAAGGCTTATGCCGACAAGGTGCGTGCAGGATGAGACTCACCCTCGAGCTACTACACCACCGCCTCACCGTCGCCATCGAGCACGACGAACCCAAGCCTGAGCGGCATGAGCACCCGGACTTAGACGCTCTTGTCGAACGTTCCGGTAACGACCGTGACTCCTCCGCCGAGCTGGATCATCGGCCGAGACCTATCGGGTTCCATTCGTGAGCCCGCTGACACCCCGCGACATTGGCCTGCTCACCATCGCGGAGGCCGCGCAGATCGCCGAGGTCACCCCCAGCACGATCCGGGTCTGGATTACCCGGCACAAACTGCCAACCACGCGTGCCTTAGGGCAGGTCATGCTCTCCGAGTTGGCGTTCCTCGACTGTGAGAAGGCGCGGCGCGACACGCCGGAAGGACGGGCTTGGCGGGAAAAGCGCCGCTCGGTGTAGCGTTCATTGCACGCGACTGCATTGTCGCAAACCTTTCAGGCCCGGATCGAGCACCCGCTCTCCAGGCCTTCACTTTGCCCCCGCCGCGGGAGGTCCACGATGGTTGAGACGCGCACCATCGCAGACATCGACGACTCCCTCACCCGCCTGCGCCTCATGCTGGCCCGCGCCGTGGCCGCCCCCGACCTGCCCAACGTCCGAAGGTTTTTGGAGCGCATCGACGAGCTGCTCGAGGAGCGCTGGGCACTGAGAGTGAGGTGACCTGATGGCCGTCACCCGAAGCACCTGGACCCCGCAGCTCGACCAGCAACTGCGAGACTTGCACGCCCAGGGCCTCAGCCTGCGCGAGTGCGCGACCCGGATCGGCCGCTCCCGTAGTGGTGTTGGCGACCACGCCAAAGCGTTGGGCCTGACCTGGGACCGGTCAAAGACCAAGGACGCGACCGCGGCGAGGGTTGCGGACAACCGGGCGACACGGTCCACCATCGAGGCCGGGCTGCTGGCCGACGTCCAGAGGTTGCGCGGGCAGATGTTCGCCCCGTGCAAGGCGTTCAACTTCGGCGGGAAAGACAACACCTACGCCGAGGTTGCTTTGGATCAGCCGACGTTCGTGGACCAGCTGAAGATCATGCAGGCTGCGACGATCGCGGTCGACCGGTCGTTGAAGATCGCCGTGCACGACTCCGACAGCAGCCACGATGACGCGAAGTCGATGCTGACGGGTTTGGCTGCGGCGATGGGCCTCGCGTTCCGCACACCACCTGAAACACCACCTGAAGGAGAGGCAGCACCGTGACCGCGACAAATCCGAAGTCCGAGCCCGCTTTCCAAGCGAACGTTGCGGTGCTGGCGAGCAACCTCACAATGGGAGTACCTCAGCCGGTTTGCTCGACGTGTCATCAGCCGATGAACACCCCCGGATGCTGCACCAGCCCCGAGTCCAAAGCCACCTACCCGCGCGGCTTCCACACGATCAACGGTGGTACAGGGCAGCAGTTCCTGACCCCCAGTGACTGACCTGCCCGAAGCGGTCGACGTCGCCCCCATGTCGCCCATGCAAATCCGCTCCATCGTCCAAGCCGACGCCCGAGTCAACCTCTGGACCGGGTCCATCTCCGGCGGCAAAACCGTCGCATCGTTGCTGCGCTGGCTCATCTACGTCGCCACCGCCCCACCCGGCGAGCTCGTCGTCGTCGGCCGCACCCGCCAGTCCATCGCCCGCAACGTCTTCGGACCACTCGCTGACGTGTCCCTGTTCGGCCCGCTCGCAATGCACAGCCAGTACACGGCCGGCGCGGACACCGCCAAGATCCTCGGCCGCACCATCCACATCCTCGGCGCCTCCGACGCCCGCTCCGAAATGGTCCTGCGTGGACTGACCTGCGCCGGCGCCTACGTCGACGAGCTCACCCTAGTCAACGAGGACTTCTGGGTCCAGCTCCTCGGCCGGCTGCGCGTCCCCGGTGCGCAGATCTTCGCAACCACGAACCCTGACAGTCCGGCTCACTTCGTGAAACGGCAGGTCATCGACCGGGCGGTCGAACTCGGCTACCGGGTGTTCCGGTTCCGCCTGTCCGACAACGAGCACCTCGACCCC